CCTTCGCTCTATAAATGAAATTCCGGATGAGGAAAAACGAAACGAAGTAATTGATACGTTTGTCCGGTTAAGGTATAAACACGATTTCCCTTTCTGGTGTGCTATGCTAGTCTATATCAAAAACAAAGAGCCTGGCATGCCTGACTGTTTATTCAGGCTTTCATATCCACAAAGAAAATATTGTGCCGTTCTAGAAGAACTGAGAACAAATAATAAGCCCATACGAATTTGTATGTGCAAGGCAAGGCAATGGGGAGGGTCCACTGAAACAGATCTGTATATGGCCTGGCTGCAACTGATTCATAAACCGAGTCTCAATGGTATCATAGTAGCTCATGTGAACAGTGCTTCCGAGAAGATTAAAGGCATGTACCGCAAAATGCTGGATGCTTATCCTATTGAAATGTTGCACGAAGTTGGAGAGCCTTACGACGTCAACGAAAAGAAACTGGTATGGGATGGTAATTCAGATAACACGCAACGCATACCGCAAAGGAACTGTACAATATCTGTTGGTAGCTCTCAATCTCCTAACTCAGGCCGTTCTGGAGACTATGCCCTGGCGCATTTCTCAGAGGTTGGCTTCTTTATAGATTCAGAAAAAATTCACCCGGAAGATTTAATACGTTCTGTAACTTCCGGTATCTTGTATCGCCCTTATACGATGATTGTGTATGAATCAACAGCCGACGGTGTAGGAACTTTTTTCCATAATGAATACAAGGCAGCAGCCGAAAATTTATCTCAATTTAAAGCATTCTTTATCGCCTGGTATGAAATAGAGAATTACCGTATCCCATTCAACAGTAAAGATGAAGAAGCAAAATTTGCTGAATGGCTCTATAATAATCGCAATAGCGATTCTATTTCTTCCGACCGTGAAGAGCCTGGTAAATATCTTTGGTGGCTTTGGGAAGCAAAAGGGGCTACACTCGAAGCAATTAATTGGTACATTACAGAACGAACAAAATATTCCGAGCATGGGAAGATTGCTGCAGAATATCCATCCGACGCAATAGAAGCTTTTGTCAACAGTGGTTCTAATGTATTTGATAAATACCTGGTTGAGAATTTACGCAAAACATGTAAGCCGCCTCTTTACGTTGGAGAAATCTATGGAGACGCAGACGAAGGTGAAAAGGCTCTTTCAAATGTACGCTTTCAAAAGGATAGCCAGGGGAATTTACATATATGGTCAATGCCGGAACATGACCCGGATGAGGAAGTGACAGACCGCTATCTTACTGTTGTAGATATTGGCGGACGCTCTAGTAAGGCTGACTGGTCTGTAATAGCTGTATTCGACCGCTTTTGGATGATGGATGGTGGAAAGCCTTGTGTCGTTGCTCAATGGTACGGACACATCGACATGGACCTTTTAGCCTGGAAAGCTGCACAAATATCGACATTCTACGATAATGCTCTGCTCGTTATTGAAAGCAATACACTGGAAACTCACGACAAGAACAGGCAAGTAGATGGTGACCAATCGCAATATATACTCTGCCTAATTTCCGATGTATATCCTAACCTGTATGCACGTAAGCAATCAGAAGATCAGATACGCGAAGGAGCGCCTACTAAATGGGGATTTCACACGAATGTTTATACCAAACCTATGATTATCTCCAATCTGGTGCGCATAGTTCGTGATAGTGCCTACACAGAAAGAGACAGTGGAGCACTCGATGAAATGATAATATTTGAACGGAAGCCAAACGGCTCTACCGGTGCTGCAATAGGTGGGCACGATGATAAACTCATGACCCGTGCAATCGGCCTGCATATATGCTATAATGAAATGGAAATGCCTAAGATTAGAAAAAGAAATGGCAACAGAAACATCAATTATACACGTCATGTTGTTTCCGCTGCCACCATATAGACTTAATGTCTACGATATACGAACCTCCTTTTATTCAGGACGCCGTAAAGCATTATCAAGCATCCTAACAGCATCCATATTGGTGTTCTGTTTCTGCTGGTCAAGCTGTTGTTGAAGCTGGGGTGAAAGCCCGTCTGGCATCTTTCCTTGTTCCAGCATCTCTTTTTGACTCTGCAAACTTTGAAGTAGCTGGTCTGCAAACGGGAAGTCCCCATTCTGGAGAAGTTGTTCCAGACTGATTTGCCCACTAGACCAAATCTGCATCAAGAAGTCATTAGCCATAGCTCGATATGCCGGTGTAGCTGTGCTTGGTACAACACTAAGGTCAAATTCTACATCTTTAATTTTAAGCGGGTCGTATTCCACCTGGTTACCCACACGACCGGAAATGTTATAAACGCGCTTTTGGTCATAAAATTGCTGGATATTCTTTACATCTTTATAAGCTGCATCCTTCACAAATTCCTGGAAGGTATCAAGAATGTCAAGCAAACTGGTAGTCGCATTTTGAGTCTGTTGGTTATACAGTGCAGCACTCATACCGGAATAACCTGGCTTACCTTGAAGAGCACCGTTCACTCCACTAATATCCTCAAAGAATTTAATCTGCAGCTGCAACAATTCATTAATTCCAATATTGGTAGAGTTGTTACTAATCTGTTGTGGAGCTGCAACTCCTGGCTTAGCCTTGTACACCACCACGCCATTAAACTTCGCCCAGGATTCTGCAAAATCTTCCGGAGACATATCATTCGGGATGCATTCTTCTGGAATAAGCAATACACCTTTCGCACTTGCTCTCATAATCCAGTCATACAAAGTAATCAACCGGTTGGTGTAGCGCTGTTGATCAATAACATCGTTTACAAAGCTGTGAATCTCGCCATCAATAAATGGATAGGCCTTTACTACATAAGGGTGTTCTTTGTGTGCATACGGAGTTTCTCCTTCTGCTAAAATATCACCAAACGGGCTGAGATAGTAAAAATACCAATAGCTGTCCATAAACCAGGTAGCCTCAATGAATGGTATTTCTTCTTGCGGTATTCCCTGCTCAAGAGCCTGCTGCACACGACGTTGATTCTCCTGAACGACCATTACATTGTAGTCCTCCACGTCAATCTTGAATACATCACCATTGTTATAGTCATGACATCGGTATCGTGGCTTGCTTTCTTTCCGCCATACCTCTATAACTCGGCATAGATTTTCATTCTTTGGAATCAGAAAATCTGCATTATATTTCCTGTCGCTATAACCAAACTCCTCCCATCCGTGCTGAAACGTCCGATTATTCTTAGCTATTGCGTATATCTCGGATAATGTCTTATAGTCTCCTGGCGTCTCTGCAAATTGTTCCACCAACCGTTCAAAGCTAATATCATGAATCTCGCCAACAAGAGTACAATCCCATGCCCGGAAATCACGCATATTATTGTCTATTATGAAATTGTTAGGCTGCACATAATCCGTCCAACACTCCATCTTATTATTTCTCCACCCATACCATTTACGATGCACAGCCAAGCCACTAATAAGGAATTCCTCCATAGTACGTGCATAGACTTCCTGCATACGATTTAGCTGCATGTTGTATTGCAATACGGTGCTCATTGTTTCAGCAAGTTTCTGCTCGTCGCGGTCCCGTGCAGTACAGGTGGGTTCAGTACTCTGACTACGATACACACCAATCACGTTACGCCCCAAACGATGAATCAGGTTGTTTTTCAACGGGATATTGCCTTGGCTCATGATATACTGTTCCTCGGTCATTTTCTTACCATCCACACACACAATGTCTCCCCACTGGTCACCATAATAATACCGTTTGTTCCGCTCACGCTCATAGCGAAATTTCCACATCGCTGTATAATACTGTTGAGCCTGCATCAGCACATCAAACGCACGCCTGCGGTCATTCCCTTGAAGTTTACTATGCTTCACGGTGTCAGCCTCGTCATCAAATATAGGCTTCACGCGGCTCAGTCTATGTAATTTTTCTGCCATACGCATCTGTTTTAATGAATGAAGGCGAAGTTACTACCTCGCCTTCAAATCATCTTTTTATCTATTGAGTCACTTCGAATATCCGTTTATCTCATCAATCATTTCCTTCTTAATCTTGAATAGTTCCTCTTCAAGAGCTCCCCTCTCCTGCTCATCAGCTACATTCTTCATCACATCTTGAAGTTGATTGATATATTTCCGGTAATGTCTATAGATCTCGTATTTGGCATATTCAGGAGAATTGTTAAGGTAGTCAATCTTTTCTGCATAGTCAAAGATGCCGTTCTTGGTATCATGATTATAATTCCTCAATCGTCTTCCTACCGTTTCCAATTCCTTCTGCAACCGGAAATATTCGTTATTGACTGCTCGATGTTCGGTACGTTCATCACCAGCCTTTACCACTCGGTTAAGAATCAAGAAATTCTGCGGGTCAAATTCCCTTGCACCTGCTGCTGTCTCCGCCATCTTAGTCATCCGGTCAATCGTGTTAAAGACGCCGCCAAAGTACCCGTTCAGCAAATGTTCAACCTTAGAAGGATTAAAGTCCAAGTTACCCTTGGTGTATTTATCACCTCCCGAAACCTCATTCATGGCAGCAGATAAGCCTACAATATACTTATTGGCATTGCTATAAGCCTTTGTCCATTCAGGCATGTCCTTATTGTACGGGGTATCCTTGTAAATGGGAAGGCCTGTCCAGCTCTTGTTCTCATGTACCTCGGCCCATGGTTTGACCATACTTGGTATCAATCCCATCAAGCCGCCGTCATTCATCAAGTCCAAGGGCATTACCTGGCTCATTTGTGCAGCCACCTGCATGGCAAGTTCACCATCAGATAGATGTTCCTTTCCGCAAATGGTTGACATCATCAACTCACCCAAACCGTAAACAGCACGATATTCTACCGATAACGGAATGGAAATCCAGTAATCGTCCATCTTAAACAGGATATTACTACGTCTTACATTTTCCGGCAAGTTGTAATAGCTGTTCTTCTTGTCATCGTCGTCATCATCCAGCCCAAGTCGAGCCATGAGTGCACCCAGAATGAA